CTCTTCCGATCTAGCTGGCGCATGATGAAGCTAATGGCGTCGGCGATCATTTCTTCTTCCTGTACGTTGCGCTTCCCCGCGGCTGCGGCGCGCGGGCAATGGCGCGGGCAATAGCGCGACCGCCTGCAACGCCGAGTTCCGGGAGTTGGCCGATTGAGCCGAGCGTTTTCGTTGCGCCGACAAGCGGGGCAAGTGCAAGCGTGCCCGCGCCCTTGTTGAGCGCCGATCCTTGGATCTGTTGCGGCAGGTCTTTGAGCGCGCGGGCCGTTTCCGTTGCGTACCCGCCCGAGATGTCGGCAAGGCTCACAATGTCCAACGACGTGTCCAACGCCTCGTTGAAGCGCGGCGCCTGGCGCGCGATGGCGCGGGCTAGCGCGCTGTCGGGCGTGGCGGCTTGGGCTTCCTGCGGCTGCATCGCCAGCGCGCCCGCGCCGACGGCGGCGGTGGCGGGGACGGCAAGGATGGGGAGATTTGAGACATCGGTATTTTGTCCGACATCTGCGCCAGTTGGCGCTGGAGCGCCCCTTTGCCTTGCAAGAATTGGACCGCGGTCTGGCCGATTTGAGTAGTTGTAGCCGGGGATTCCTTTAGCCATTGCTTCATACAGTTTTTCGCGGCTGTCCGATGTCGGCGTCCAATTATACGAACGAGGACCAGCCGATGCTGCGTCACCCTTGAGAACAGCGTTTATTCGCCGGATAACTCGAAGCGTTTCGCCATCCGGCAGACGGTCTACCCGCCCCGATGTAAACATGCGCGGGTTTTCATATCCGACAGCGGCGCTCGTGCGCGCGTCTAGATCGCGTAACAATTGTGCGCGCTCGTTCCATTCAACATTCGTCAATGGTCGCTGCGACAGCGCCGCGTTAATTTCGGCAAGCCGCGGGGATTCGGCCCCCAAAGCGTTGTTCGCGTCGCTCCACAATTGATTATATGTGCTTGTCGATCCGAAGCTCCAATCGACTCCCCGCGATTTGGTCCTAGCCCCTTCCGGAACTGTGACGTCCACCCAATCACCAGGAATGCGAAATTGATATCCATACGCATTGCCGGCAACAGCTTCGTTTAAAAATCGCTGCTGGTCTTGCGGCGTTCGCATTCCTAGCCGGGTTGCTTGCGCGGCCTCTTCTTGGGTGCGTAAGACGTGCGCCTTGCGAAACGCGCGCGCCGCTTCTACAGCCGCATCAAATTTGCTCACGACCGCCCTCGCTTGACATTGCCGATTGTCGGCAGCACATACGGTGCATGAGCACCGTTCCTGTTGACCGTCACTTGCGTTTTTTCATTGAGCACGGCTGGCCCGTTCGTCGCCTCGCGCAATACGCTGGCGTGCCCGAGCGCACGTTTCGTTATTGGGTGCAGGAGGCGGGCGAAATCCCCGCCGAAGCCGCGCGCCGTCTTCTGACGCGCTTGCGAATGGAAGAGGCGAAGATCGGTGAGATGGCGCGGCGGATTGAAACGCACTTGCACGACTAGTCCGCCCTCTCCGTCCGCATCACGCCTTGACCATCCGCCAACACGATCTCATCCGCCGCGCCCTGCTGCGCGTTGCGCTCCAGCTCGCGCAGCCAAGTGCGCGTCTCGTCGCCCCACTCATGCGTGCCGGCCTCGATCATGCGTTCCGCGTCTGAGGGGGTTACTTCTTCGACGGGGGCGGGTTGCTCCGGTTCCGGCGTGTCGATCACAGGAGCGACCTCCGCTTCGCGCGGCTTACCGTACAACACGCGCCGCGCGATGTCCGCCACGACAAGGCGCAACCAAGGCTCAGCGTCGACGAACTCAGGCACCTTGCGCGGGTCTGCGTCGCTGAGGATCGGCGCCGTTTCAAACTCCGTGCCGTCCTCAACCTTGCCCGTCTTTCCGCCCTTCTTGCGGCCCTTCTTGCGCGGGTGCGCGCTAACCATCGTCATCGGCTCGCCGTTCTCGTCGAACCATTCCATCGGCTGCGCCTTGACCGGCTCAACGTTGCGCATGTCCTCAATGGCGAACGGGCGCGGCTCATCGTCTGCGACCGTCGCCACCTGCGGCCCAGCCGCCGCCAACTGAGCATTGCGCAGTTGCTCCAGCTTCAGCGCGATCCACGGCATGAGCAGACACACAATGTCCATCACGAGCGCGAGCAACATAGCCCGCGTACCGTCCAGCCAATCCATCGTTGCGCCGATCCAAGTCGTGCCCTTGGTCTCGACACGCTCGGACACGCTGGCGACGGTCGGCGCCGCCGCCAACTCTGCTTGCAGATCCGCGCGCTTTTCCTTCAGCGCATCCGCCGCCTTTGCCGCCGACATGGCGCGCTCGATCGCTTCCCGGTTCGGCGCATCCTGCGCCCGCGCCGTATCGATCCGCGCTTGCCAGCCGATCACGCCCTCACGCGCCGCCATCATCTGCATGGTCGGGCGCGGCTGGTCCTTGCCTTGCAGGTCGTCAATGTCGCGCTGCACGCTGTCGATCCGCGCTTGGATCGCCGCGCGATCCTGGCCGATCTTCTCCACCGCCACGGCGCTGTCGCGCCCCTTCTCCATGATCGCCTTACCCTGCACGCTAAAGGTGCCGGCGATGATGACGAGCGAGACGGCAATGGCGATCAGCAAGGCCCATAGCTTGGCGTAGAACTGCCCGCGCCATTGAAGCTGCATGAAGATGCTGATTGCGTTCTTCGCAACATAGGGAATGCCCACGGCGACGATGGCGAAACCAATCACGTAAGGGAAATGGAATTGAAGGTTCAGCCCCTCGAACATCCCCACGTCATTGATCAGCAGCGGCGCCGTGTGGTCCTTGGCGATGTCGAGCGTGTACAGGAAGAGGAAGTACACGAGCGCAGCGAAGGCGATCCACGACGCCGCCTTAGCCGCTTTGACGAGGCTTTCAGGGACGGTAACCCCCGGCGGGTCCGGCTCTTTCGCGGCCGGGCGCGGAAAGGCGAACATCAGCGCGCCAGCCCCATAACGTACACCGCCAGCCCGCCCACGCAGATCGCGCCGGCCCAAGCAAACAACCGCTCGACGGGCGACCCGCCCGGCTTGTTCAGCTTGTCGGCAAGGTGGTGAATGCCGAGGATGAAGTCATTCGCGTTGCTGCCGTTCGGCTGCTTCACTAAGTCCTTGAGCGCGGCAATGTCACGCCGCAACTCGCGCACTTCGTCCGGGAGCGCTTCGAGCTTGGCGCGGAGGGTCATGACCTCCTGCTTCAGCTCCGAATGCTCGCGATACGTCACATAACGATCGTCCATTTCCACAGCCAGCCCCTCAGCCATCGTTCACTTCGTCGTCTGCGCCTCAAGCCCCACGCGGCAGGTGTCAGCCTTCAGCACGAGACCCGCGCCCCAGTCCTTCAGGGCGTTGATGTATTTGTCGCGGACCAGATCGGCCCATTCCTCAATGATGTATTCGCCAGCGTTTGGCGCCGGACGCGGATCAGCTTCCGGGAGGGGCATCTCCGCTGGCGTCTCCAGGCAAGCCGCTGGAACGATCAATGACGGTACCGCGGGGGGCGTCGGCGGGGGCAACGGCTGGGGCTGATAGGAGCGGCCGGGTAGATAGGTCGCGCAGCCAGGCGTCAGGATCGCTAAGCTCAGGGTTAGAAACTTTAGCTCGTTCCGCATTCTTCTCCTCCAGCCGCTTGCGCATCTCGCGTTCGCGCTCACGTCGCGCGACCTCGCGCTTTGAATTGTCCGAAGCCCGCTTGGCATTCTCCCAAGCGGCTTGGTTCGCCTCACTCACGCGCGCGTCCGTCTCGCGCAGCGCCTCGCGCAGTTGCACATTGTCCGCCAGCAACTCGCGCTGCGTCTGGCGCGCCTGCTTGTGTTCCGCTTTCACCTTGTCGAGCGCGGACGACAGGCCCCACGACCACATGCCAAGCAGCACCACGAGGACGGCGAGGCCCATCGAGAGATAAGCGAACAGCCCCGACAGAGGGTTCGCCATCGGCAGGCCAGCGAACGACTGCACCTGAAACGCGGGCGCGCTCGCCGTCTCGACCTGCGGCGCGGCAGGCTTCGGGATCGCCCGGTTGAGCGTCGGCGCAATGAGGCGCATCGGCCATTCGCGGTCGGTCTCGCCCAGGAAGCGCATCACGCTGGCGAGCGTCGCCCAGTCCTGTTCCTGAAGGTCAGGACCGCCGCGCGCCGCGTTGGCCTGTGTGGCGAGCAAGCTGCACAGGCTGGAGCGCAACGCCGCCTCTGCCGGATCTTTCGGCGGCTCGGGAAACAGCCGCGCTTGCAACGCCACCGCATCCGCCACGTCAGGCGGCGCAAGGCGCACCACAAGCCGCACCTGCGTGCGCCGCAGGCTGTCGACCGCGTGCATGATCAGCGCGACCGCCTGGCCGTACCACGTCCGCACGGTACGGCGGATGTCGTGGCCCAACGCCTGCGTCTCGCGCGAGAGTTGGCCGTAGATGCGGTAATCGTCATTCACGGCCAGTTCTCCTCAACGCTCGTCTGCATGGCTTCGAGCAGGTCAAGCCCGACCGTGATGGCCGCACTCCGCAGCGCGTCCGCGTGGTCCTTGGTCGCGCGCACCCACTGGTCCGCAGCCAGAAACTCGTCGTAAGCCGCGCGCACTTCGTCCGTGATCGGAAGGCCCAAGTCGCTGGCGTTGTGGAACTCCACGAACCCCACACGCTGGCGCTCGCGCGCGTTGGCGTCGTATCGCCCTTGCAAGCGGTTCTGCTCGATCTGCGTCACGCGCACCGTGATGACGCCGCGCAGGTAGTTCTCGCGGTCCTCCTGCAGCATCGTTCCGGCATAGGCCGGCGCGCTTGGCGGCGACACCTGTGCAGGCGGCGGCTCCTCAGGCTGAGCAGCGCCGCCGTCCGCATCTGAGGACGCATCAACGGACGGCGGCGCGCTCGCCTCCTCCTGGGGCGTGGGCTGGACGGCCTCAGGAGCGGGAGGGGAAACCTCAACCGGCGCGGGCTTCTCGCGCTCGGCAATGTCGCGCAAATCTGCGGCGAGACTGAGAACGTCCACGCGCGACCCGCCGCGCGGCGTGCCGTACGGATCGACGCCCACGACAAGCCAAAACGGCCCGAAATCCTGCACGCGCAGGTCCGTCCATCCCTCAAGGATGGCGGCGACATCATCTTGCATGGAAAGCCCCTAGAGCGTCTTGGTCGCAGAGAACGTGATGGTCGCTGTCGCCAGAACGGCGAGCGTGGACGCGTTGCGGATTTCGGCCGTGTAAACGCCGGATACGGTGCCGACACTCGTGGTCGACAGGCCCCAGTTGCGGCTCGTGCCAAGCGACAGCCACGAGCCCGCCGTGCCCGTCGTGATCGTGCTGCCGCTCACGTAGGAAAGCCGCGCCTCATAGGCCGAGCCCGCCGCGCTCGTCGGCACAACCCAAGAGCCGATCGAACCGGCGTTCGTCTGCACGTCGCCGCCGTTGGTCAGCGTGTACGTTGCGTTCGGGTTGAAAGGGTTGACCGCCGTATCGGAGGGGTTGGCGTTCGACAACTGCACCGTGATGCCGCGCCCCGCGCCCATGACCATCGCGCGCAGGATCGACATCAGACGAACGCCCCCGTGAGGATGGCCTTGCTCGCTGTCTCCCAGAAGATGCCGCCGCCTGTGTTGGCGTTGAGCGTCGCGCTCGCCACGTCCGTGCCGTTCAAGTGCATCGCAATGCCCGCGCCGCGGGTGATCGTCCGGTTCGCCGCGCCTGCATTGACGAACACCATGTCACCCGCTGCGAACACGCTGTTCGGCAACGTGATGCCGCCCGTCAGCGTGCCGGCGCAGTTGGCGTCTGCGGCGACGAGCGTGCCCGTAGTGGTGGTCAGCGGACGCGTGCGGGCGCGGATCGAAGCGCTGGCGCCCACAAGGTCGACGTTGAACAGAAACTCCGTCAACCCCGTCGCATGCGTCTGCCGCATGATGTTCGTGGCGACGGCGTTGTACGTCATGAGCGAGTACGTCGCATCCGCGCCAAGATAGCCGCGCAGCGTGCCGGCGAGGTTCATCTGGATTTGGAGCGACGTGCTCGTGTGGTTGAACACCTGCGGACCCGCCGCCGAAAAGGTGTTCGCCACCCCCAACCGCGGCACATCCGTGTCCGCCAGCAAAAGCTGCGCATTCGCCGTCACGCTCGACATGGCGAACGTGTCCGCCCCCGTCGCGCGGATGTACTGGTCTGCGCTCGTGCTCAGCGCGGCAAGCGCGGTCAGGGTGGCGTCGAGGGGTTGCGCCACGTCCAGCGCGACGTGCTCCATCACCTGAAACTGCGTGCCGTCGTTCGTGATCGTGTAGACGCGCCCGCTCGTCAGGTCGCCCGCCGCCAAGGCCGTCGCCCCGCGCTTCGTCAGGTTGCGCGCGCCCAAGCCGTCTACGTTGATCGTCGCCGCGCCCGTGTTCGTGAAGTTCGGCCGGATGCGGAACGTCTGACCCGTCACGTACGCCGCAAGGCTCAGCCCGGTCGACAGCACGTACGCGTTCGCGCTGCCCGTCGTGGCGATCGTCGCAAACAGCGCGTCCATCTCGTCGATGTTGCCGTTCAGGCCCGCCGAGCCGCCCCACACGTCGGCGTCAGAGCCAACGATGGGCTTTTGGAAGGCGTAGATGGTGGTGCTGGTGGGCATGGGTCGTGGACCTCTGTTTGATCAAAGGACGCGAACGGGGTTAGGCTGACCGGATGCGCCCGATCCTCCTTCTTCCGATCCTGTTTGCGGCTGGTCTTTTCTTGCTCGGCTACGCCGAACTCTGGTGGCAACAGGTCGTCGCCCTAGTCATCGCGTTTGTTGTTGTGTGTATTGCGGACGATCGGGCGACGAAAGCAGAGCGGATACTTGCTGACTATAATAGGTTGAAAGAGCAGGATCGCGTGCTGCAAGCTGTCCAAGTTGAGCCAGATGCGCCCGCCATCCGCCGATCGTCTGGCCCGCTCTTGGAGCACCAGCCAGCCAGCGAACAAACGCAGGGTTCGTGAGCATTTCGCCGGTCAGCATGACCGCCCCGCCGCCAGCAATTGCCCCGGCCGCTGGCAGCACATTGCCTGCCGCTGCTTGAGCGGCGATCGCGCCGGCCCCCGTAAGCGTGCCGACGTTTTGCACGGACACGCCCGAGCGACTGGCATTTGCCGCCTTCTCGACGCCACCTTGAAGGCGCGCCACTTCTGCCAAGTCGTCCAGCGCGTCACGCTGCGCGGTCCCTTTGGGACCAAACAGCACGTCTTTTGCGGCCTCGCTCAATCCGCCTTTTTGGCCCGACGCGCCGTAATTCTTGGCAAACTGCGTGACGCTAAACGCACCTTCGCCGCCGAGCGCCCCAGCCGTTGGCTTGCCCATATCGTCGATGAGCGTTGCCGCGACATCACCCCACACGTCTTGCGGAACCGATCGGCGCAGGGCGAGGAGGCTTTCGGCATCTGACCGAGCGCCGGACGTAGCGACGCCCTTGATGCGTGCATAAAGGTTTTCAGCGGACACGCGGTCGTTCATCACGCCAAAGCGCTGGTCGATCTGCTTAAGGCGCTGCGATCCCGTCCGGTAAAATTGATCGGCACGGCGCAAAGCGCGTTCAGCCGCTTCGCCGCCAATCTGGCGGGCGCTTGCCCGAATGTCCTGCGTTAGCGCACCTTCAAGACGTTGAAGGGACGCGTCGTCCATGCCCTGGCGCAGTTGCGGATTGCGTTGAGCCTCGCGCACCCAGGTTCGCAGCGCGCGAAGATCGGCAAATTTGACCGCCCCTTGATCCGATCTAAGAGCCGTCATGATGCGGCCGATTTGCGGGTCGTTAACGAGGCCCGCAAGATTGGGAGACGAAACACGCCCCTCAATGTCAGAAAGCGTTTGCAGAGTTCTCTGCGTCGTGACCGGCGGGCGCATGCCGATGTTTGGTTGCATCAGGCCAGTCGCCGCCTGATCAATTCTTGCGAAGGCTTGGTCATACAGTCGCTTGGAGCGCGCAGGGAACGACCGTGGATCGTCAACGTTGCGAGCAAAGTTCGCCACGCCCTGCGCAACTTCATCGCCCGCAATCTGAGGTCCGCGCACTTGACCGAAGAGGCCGGCCACACGTCCGGCCGCCTGCTGTGTATCGTCAAGGCTGTTCTGCAAATTGCGCCGAGCTGAGCCGCCAAGCAGCCAATTTTCCGAAATGCCCTTCGCCATGCCGCCAGTTTCGGAGCCGGTCATGGCTGCGTAGGTTGGGCGCACGCCGACGCGCTTAAATAGCTTTGCGTTGTTGGCCGGGACGGCAGCTTTCGCTGTTGGTTGCGCAAGGCGATTAACAAAGGCCTGCATGCCGCTTCCAAAAAGCCCAGATGTGACGATCTGCGGCGCAGCGGCTTGCACGCGTTCCCCGATGTCGCCTTCTTGCTGAGCAATAGCAAAGGGAGACGTTAGCCCCGCCGTGATTGCGCCGGCTTTGAGGGCACTCATTGGCTTGGCCGCGACAGGAGACATGCCCATCGTCTGCGGCCGACCAGCAACAGCAATGCCGCTCGCCGTTGCAAGGGCATTCAAGCCCGGACGCTGCTGGGCATACTGCCGTGCAAGGCCTTGGCGAACGTCTGCCGCCGCTTGGAACGCATCACCCGGAGAGATGGCTGACGGACGCCCTTGCATGGCGCCAAACGCGTTCTTGCCCGCTTGCGCGAGGAACGCGCCCGCGCCTTCGACCTCATCACCGACGCCCAAGTTGTTGAGCACTTGATCCGTGAAGCCGCCGAACGCCCCCCGGCTGTCGAGTTGTTGTCCCATGATGGTCGGCCCAACAGTCGACTGGCGGCGCTCTTGATCGACGCGCGCGGCCATGTACCCAGGGCGATCCGCCCTGCGCAACTCTTCTGGCGTCGTATTCTCGCTTGCAACGTAAGCGTCGATTTCTTCCTCGGGCGCGCCGAGGTCGATCATTTTGGCGACGTTGCGCTTCACGCGGGCAAGGTCGGTCATTCGAGGCCGTACTTAGCTTTAAGGTTGGGCTGCTGCGACTGAGCGGAGCCGGGGCGCGTCGGCTGCGCGCCGGGCATGGGCTGCCCAAAATCGCGTTGATAAGCCGCCGCAACGTTAGCCATTGAGTCCTGATATTGCCGCTCAAGCCGATCAAGGTTCTGCCGGAACTGCGCTTCGCTTTGGCTTTGCTTGAGGCTCCCCATAACAGCTTGCAGCAAGGCCAATTCGCGCTCCGTAACCTGTCCCAGCGCGCCGCCTGTCGGGCTGTTGTCGCGCATGTCTTGCAACTCTTTGAATCCGATGTTGGCGCCGATCGTGTCGATCAGAGAGGAAAGGTCTGCGGCAGGCGTGCCGCCGACATTGCGAGCAATGTTGCCGATGAAGCCGGTCGTCGTCCCGTCGACAAGCGCACGAGCCCTCGCGATGTCCTGCGTAACGAGGCTCTGGCGCTGAAACTGCCCCTTAAGCGAACGCCGCACCTTGTCCTGCTTTTCCGCAACAGCCGCGCCCTTTTGCCCTTGGTCAGCGGCGAAGCGCGCACGGTCGAGGTTCAATTGCGCCTGCTGATACGGTGTAAGCTGTCCCGCTTGTTGCTGGTCGAATTGGAACTTGCGCGCGTCAAGATCGAGTCGCGCCAGCGCGATCGGGTCGACCTTTTGCGGCTCCGGGAACTTGCGCCGAAGTGCCATTTCAGGCGCTATCGCAAACAAGTCGCGCTCATCTTGCGACATGCCCGCCGTCATGCGGTCCAGCGGCTCCGTTTGCTGCAATCTATCCAGCCCGCCCATCGCGGCGTCGTATTGGCCGCGCTGCGCCGTGTTCTCGCGGTCGTAAAGGTCATTCAACTGGCCCTGATTGTTCCCGAGCTGCTGGAGCATCGCCCCGATGACCTGCATGCGGTTGAACTCAGGCCCGTTGTAAGACGGACGCGGCATGCCCTGGACGGATTGCGTCGGCGGCAGAGAAACGCCGACATCTGCGACGTCCAAGCTGACCGGAGCGGACGAGCCGAACAACCCGCGCGGGCGCGCAAGCGCTGGCATGGGCATTTCTGCTTGTGGCGCGGCCATAGGAAGCGCCGGCATAGCGGGCGCGCTTTGAAGCGGCAGACGACGACGCGAACCAAACAGGGCCATGACTACCCCGGCTTCTTGATGTTGCGCAGCATGCCGATCCCCTGCATCAGCGTCCCAGCGCCGCCGAGAAGGCCCGTGAAGGCGCCAAGCGGGTCGCTCGTCTTGCTCGTGCTCGTGGCGTTCTGATTGGTCGTCTGGCCCGTGAAAAGCTGCGGGTTCGTCTGCCCAAGCAGCCCGCCCATCGTCGCCAGCCAAGTTGCGCGCTGCAATTCCGGGTTGTTCTGCAATTCGATATCGCGCTGATCCGCGCCCATCTGCCCAAGCAACCCGATGTTGGCTCGCTCGTTCTGATCCGCGCCCACGCCCATGTCGAAGAGCGAGCGCGCCGCATTGCTGCGGAAGTTCGCACCCGCCAAATCCTGGCCGCTGTTGAACTGATCCGCCGCAAACCGGTTGCCAATGTCGAACATCGCGCCCTGACGCGCTTGGTCAAAGCCCTGCGAGCGCAGTTGCGCCAGCAAGCCGGCTTGACCACGCGCCGCATCCGCGCCCGCTTGGCCCATCGCCACGCCCTGACGCGAGCCGCCGAACGCGCCCGTAGGCGTTGCCGCCTTCAGTTGATTGAACGTCTGCCCCAGCGTGTTCTCGTAGTCCGCCATCGACGCGTCGATCACGTCGCGCTGGTACGGGTTCATGTATGGCGACAGGTCCGTGTTGCTGAGCTGTCCCGCCGTCACGCTTTGCGGCGTGTAGCCGAGCAAGCCCTGCATAGCGCTCGTGCCCTGACCGATCGCCGGATTGCCGCCGAGCGCGCCTGCGCGCTGCCACGCCTGCCGCTGATTGCTGTTCGCGCCGACGCTGTAGGACGACGGATCGCGGCCAAGCAGGCCTGCAACCTCGCCCGTGTATTGCTGGTACGGCTGCTGAATCCATGACGGGACGTTTGGCGTCTGCGTCGTCGTGCTCTGCGTAGTCGTTTTCTGCTTTTTGCTCGATAGGCCCATTAGAGCACCTTCCTCAACACCACGGCCGCCCGATCGTATCCGCGGGGCTTCATGACCCGCTCCCATCCATCTCGCCCCGCCTGAATCACGACTTGTGTGACGCCAACGGATTTTGCCCATGCCTCAAGCTGCGGCACGCCAACATCGACGATCTCGGTCAGATCGCCCCCAGCCGGGGCCATCTCCATAACAATCTCGCCGGTCTCGGCGCTCCACACGCGCATAAAAATGGCGGATTTCTCGCCACGCCAGAGGCCTGCATGCGGGCTTTCTTCCGCCTCGCGTTTAAGCTCATCAACCGTCACGACCGGCCGCGCCTCGCGCGTCAACGCCTGCTCAATCAGGCCCCAATGGTCGATCACAGCCGCCCCAGCTTCTGCGCCACGTAGCGATGCATGCTCGACCGATCCGGGATCAGCACCACGTCATCGCCCTCACGCGGCAGGTCGTGCCAATAGTGCCGCTGATAGTCGTCGAGCAGGCGCACGCTCACCTTGTCGTCATGCACGATCGTCGGAATGCCCGCCGCCTGCCATGCGGCCTCATCAATCGGAATGCGGATCACAGCGCGGTCGTCCCGAGCGTGCCGGTATTGCCGACCGTCAGCACCCAACGCGAGCCGTTCGGCGCCGTCAGGATGATGCGGCCACGCCCCATCTCAACGTCGTTCCCGCGCTTCAAGTTCTGCGCGTCTTCCTGCTCAAGCTGAAAGCGCGTCTGCTGCTCGTTGGCGCGGTCATACGCCTGCGGCGCGATCGGCAGCTTCATCGACGCCCGCCTTGGACCACATCAAAGCGCGGCGTGCCAAAGCGCCACGGCACTGTGTTGACGCCCTCGACGCGCATCCTGACCTGACGCGCGCTGAACCGCACATCGACCGGGTTGCTCATCGTGAACGGCCCGACCGTCGACTCCAACGCGTTCGGCCAATCCCGCAGCTTGAATGACACCCGCACATCGCCCTGCGTCTTCTCGTCTGGGATCAGCGTTCGCACCTTCACGACGCGCTCGCCCTCGCCAATCTCAAACGGCCCACTCTCGGCAAACGGCGTCACACCCGAATAGCTCGCGCCGGTCTCGTGGTCGTACAGGTTGCCGTCATTCCCGACCGCAATCGGGTTCGTCATCACGCCGCGGTCGATCGCGCACAGGCGCACCCATGACGTCATGTCGTGAATGTTCCAATGCCCCTCGCGGATGTTGAACACCACCACCTTGTCGCACTCGGTCGACGCCTGCGACGGGTAGAACCACCACACCTCAGAGAACGTCGAGTTGATGAACCCCGTGATCTTGCTGCGCTGCGCCGCGTTCAGGTTCGTCTGGATTTCATCCCACACGTCGCACGGCATTTGCTGCGTCACGCCGTCAAAGCGATAGAACCCGGCCGGGCTCATCCAATACGCCGCGCTGTCGGCCACCACGCACGCGCCGCGCGAGATCGCACCGCAATTGTCGCCCACTTTGTCGAAGCTGTAGACGAGCGGAAGGCGAATGTAGGTCGCCAGATGCACGTCAACATCGGTCCAGATCAACGTGCCCGACCGCAGCCGCTTGCCGCACATGATCTGCCCAGACGTCTGAAGGTCAAAGTCGCCCGCCTGGTTCGTCGCGGCCGGCGTCCACGTCGTTTCGGCCTCTTGGTCCGACCACTGAACCCGTCGCCGGTTGCCCGCCGCGCCGAGCGCGAACACGAACCGCTCCGGGCTGACCACAACGCCGACACAGCTCGTCGGCGCGCCCGTCAGCGCCGCCGCAACGCCGCTCAGTTGCCAATACCAGATGCGCCCATCGGTCGGCATGCAGCCGAGCAGGTTCTGCCCGAACGTGTCGAGGCTCCACACGTCCGCCTCAAGGATCGTCGCCACGTCAAGCCGCGGCGTGCCGTATGTGCCCACGCCGTAGTTGCCCGTGCCGTACCCGCCCGCCGTCGTGGCGTCCGCGCGCCCCGTCGTGAAGCCGACCGGCGTAATGTCCGTCATCGTCGTCGCGCTCGACGTCGCCGCATACAGGTTCGTATGCGTGCCCACCGCCACGCGCCGCGTGTTGCTGTTGTCGCGCCACGAGATCGCCGCACGCCCCTTGCCGCTGATCGTCGCCGTCGTCCGCGCCGCCCAGCCGCCGATCGGCTGCATGGTCCCCTCATACCAGCGCATAAGGTTCTGGGCGTACCAACGCCCCTTCGCGCTGCGCTCCGTGCCCCCGTTGCGGTAGAGGCCGGGCGGAATGTCGACGCTAACCCAAGTCATCAGCGGTACGGATACCGATACCAGCCAATTTCGGTGCGCAGGCCCGTGTAATTCTGCGACTTCGGGTAAGCCGTCAGGATCTCGGCAAACGCCGCGTCGCGCTTCGCCTGCCACGTCGTCACACGCTCGTCGTTGTCCAGATAGGGCTCGGCCTCCACGAGCGCGCCCCACAGGTACAAATCAGGATGCGCCAAGAACAGCCAGTTCACGCCGGACGCGAGCGCCGGAATGCGCTGGATGTAGACCAAGCGCGTCGTGTAGCTGGTCGTCGGCACAGGGAAAAACCGCAACTGCGTGCCCACGCGCGCAAAGTGCTTCGGCGGGCTCGTGTCGGTGCCGTAAATGTCATTCCCCCAGCGCGCATACTGGTTCTTGTCGTACGCCATGCGCGCGATGCTCTCGGACGTGGACGGCGTAATCGTGTACGGCCGCGTCGCGCTCGGCACTTCTAGCGAAATGACCTCAAGCAGATCAGCCGGCGCAGGCTCGTACTCGGCGTCAACAATGAACGCCTCGTTCGTCGCCAGCATGATCGCCAGCCGCTTGTCAGCAAAGAACCGGTTCGCCTTCGCCTCGAACAGCGTCACGAGATCGCCCGCAATGCTGTCCGTAATCTTGGTCGAGTTCGCCCAATCCGTGATGGACGCCTTCAGCTCCGCGTACGTGCTAAGCGGCATCGCCCGGTTCTTCCGTCACGACCGCTTCCACGGCCGCCTTCGGCGGACGCCCGCGACGTTTGGCGGGCGCAGGTTCGGCCGCTTCTGCAACCTCACCCGCACGCCGCCAGCCGTTCGCCAGATCAGCCTCAACCTCTTTTTCGTGATGCGCGTACTTAAGCCCGTAAACCGGGTGTTCGAGCAGCACGTTAAGCGAAAAGCTCATCTGTAAAGCACCCGCACCGTTCCCGTGGCGCCGCCCGCGAACTCTACATAAAGCCCGCGGTTGGCATTGATCCCTTCGGTCAGAACGCCGCCGCCGCCCGCAGCCGTGCCGGCCGGGATGACGTCGACAATCGGACCGTTGGTGACTTCGTTCCCGCTGGCGTCCATAGCCTCGCGGATGTTGATCGCCCCGGTCGCCGTCGTGACCGTGACGATATAGCCAAAGTAGTCATTGCGAGCGGCGGGCATTCCAACCCTGCCGCTCGCGCTGAAAACTTGGCTGTCGACGCCGCAGCTCATGGGACGAACGCCGCAGGGATCTGCGCCTGAGACATCTCAGGGCGGAACACCAGCAGTTGATACGTCTCCGCGGCCGGGTCGATCGCGCCGGCCGTGGCGTTGACGAACTGCACCGCCAGCGTGTTCGCTGCGCTGACCCGCGCCGTGAGCACGCCAAGACCGGCCGAAAGCGTCGGCTTTTGCAGGATCACGAAATCCCCGACCTGTAGGCCGGGGATCGTGAAGGTCTGCTCAGCCACCGTGTTGATCGCCACAGACGCCACGTCCAACGAGACGCGCATGGCGAAGATACGCGCGACGTTACCGCGCGCAACAAGTGTGGACATGGTGGCTCTCCTATCAGCCGATGATCTGAACGCCCCACTCAGGACGCACGACCTTGATGCCGAACAGGATGTCGAAGCGGCCGATGAAGTTGTCCGTGAGAACGTTGTAATCGCGCACGAAACGGAGCGACAGCCCGTCCGTCGTGGCGCGGTACGCCATATCACGACCCTTCGGCACTTCGAGGTCCGCCGTCGCCAGGACGATCGCATCCCGGTGGAACGCGAAGTTCCGCGGGAAGGCCGTCGAAGCCGCGCCCACGATCGTGATCCCAGACGAGTTGGCCGGCGCGTTCGACACGTTCTGATACGGGCCGGACACGTAGATGACCTGACCGACCGACACGTTGCCGGCGCCGCCCGCGTAGTTCGACGCAACGACGAACTGTTTGAGCTGACCCGTCGACTGCTTCGTGTCCGGGTTGACCTCGAACACGCCGGCAATCGTGAACACCTGACCCGCGTTGAGCGCGCCCGTGCCCGTGATGACCGGAATGGTCGTGGAGCCGTTGACGACCGTGGTGGAGGACGTCGTGCTCGTCGTGTAGCCCGCGCCCGCGCCGTTCGTGATCGTCGGCATGGACTGGTCCATCTTGAACGCGAAGCCCGTCATGCGGTCGATCACGCCGTCCTCGTACTGCGAGGCAATCGCCGCAGCCGATTGGAACAGGCCCTTTTGCGCGTCAGCCGTGGCCGCCATCGCAGTCGGGTTGAGAAGGACCGTGCGGTTGCCGTCACGCGGCGCCGTTTGCCAGTCCAGACGCTCGCCGGCTTGGGCGAAGGTCAGGAAGCTGCTCGGCGTCGTGCCGGGCGTGCCGATGAGCTGGTGGAAGCCCGTCGCCATCGCCGTCGACACGTCAAGCGCGATGTTGCTCGCGAGCACGCTCATGGCCGGCTTCAGGACGCGATCACTGAAGTCGTCGAGAGACAGCGTGAGTTCCGACGCGAAGAACTGCACAGGCACGTTCTTTTGCGTCGCAACGACCAGCGCGGTCGTCGTTTCCACGGTGTCCGCACCCGTACCGCCGATCGCCGTCGTGATGTCACGGCCGGTGTTCACCGCATAGCGGTTCGGCAGACGGATTTGCAGCGTGCCGCCGTTCTTGGCGCCCGTCTTGGCGAAACGGTCGTCGTATTGGCGGTTGACGGATTTAAGGGCGGAGTTCGAGTTCTTCAGGATGCGGAGCGCTTCCCGGGTAATGTCGCCGTCCGTAAGTGTACGTAAAGTGTTAGGCATAGTCGCCCCCTATTGGGGAGCAGATCAGCGGCGCTTGCTGGTCACTTGCTTCTCGCGCCACTTGATCCACTCCGCGTCTGACATTCGGGATGGATCTTTGCCGGCCGGGGCCGGCTGCGAGACTTTCGTGACGGGCTTGAAATCGGTCTTTGGCTTCGGCGCAGGCGCGGCTTTCGCCTTCTTCGCCTGGATGCCGAGCGCCATCAGCTCGAACAACGGGACCAAGCGCGGATCGTCGAGACCCTGAATCTCTTCGGGCTCAATGCCCGCCGAAATCATGGTTTTCGTGATCTCCGCATCCGTCTCGTCGCTCCAGCCCTGAATGGACTTCAAGCGTTCCACGAATTGCTGACGCCCCTGTTGCGCTTGGCGCTGGGCGTCTTGAAGGAGGGCAGCTTCCTTCTTGGAAATCCCCTGGACGAGTTCGCCACGGGCTTCCTTCAGGATCTGGAAGTCACGCCACGCACGATTAGCCGCCTCCGAGCCCACACGGGCCTCGTATGCGTCCCAATCGAGTTGGTTGAATTCCTGCAAACGAGCGTCGATGGCATAGAGCTGCGCTCGCTCTTGCACCGTCTTCGTTTGAATCTCGGCCAGTTGCGCAAGTTCGGCTTGGCGTTGCTCGATCTGCTTGCGGACAGCCGCGACCTCTTGGGTCTTCTTCGTGTAGTCAGCTTGCCGCAAGAGTGCTTCACGCAACTCCTTCGGCAGCTTGTACTGCTTGCCCTCGTATTCGACGTCTTCAAGGTCGACCGCTTCCGCCTTGGGCTCCTCGCCCTCGTCGTCCGCCTCGTCCGTAGCCTCGTCAACGTCGTTGGTGTCGTCTTGCGACGACGCACTTTCGACTTCCGCGCCGAGGTCTTCATCCTCGACCGGATTGGTCGCATCCAGCTCTGTCATGGGTTGGCCTATGCTGAGTAGCCGCCGCTCTCGCCGCGTTCTCCCATTTCGCCGTATCCGCCTTCAGCGGGGGCCATGGGCGCGCCAAAATCAGCGACATCCGGGCTGTTCGCCGCAATGGCAAGGTCGCCCGTTACCTTGATGCGCTCGGTCTCTGCCCGGTACGCATCAATCCGCAATTTCTGCGCCTCTGCGGCCTTGCTGGCCTTCAGCGCTTCGATCTCTTGTTGCAGGGCTTGGATCTGCGCCATGCCTTGCTGAATGACGTTCTGCGCCTCTTGGATGCGCGGGTCTTCGCCGCGCACCTGCGGCGGCAGAAGCGCCTTCAAGCGCTCTTCCACTTCATCCGCGCCCGGCCAATCGAGGTTTTTCGCGATCAGATCGCCCAGGACCGGCGCCGCGTCGGGGTACGCGCGGACCAGTTCGGTCATCTGCGTCGCCGCTTCCTCGCGCCGCGTCGTGAAGGACGGACCAGCGGTCACGGTCAGGTCGTACTTGCCGGCTGTCAGATCGTAGATCTTGGGCTGTTCCTCGCCCTCGGCCTGCATCGGCCCGTTGACCTTCACATACTCGGCCTTGTTGTCATGACCGAGCACGCGAACCACGCGCTCCTCGTCATAAACCTTCGGGATCAGGTCGAGCATGATGCGCCCGCTGTGGCGGATCGCGCGCGTCAGGTTGTCGAGGAAGTGAAACGTCGACACGTCCCCCTCGCGCTGCCGCGCCATGATCGCCCGGCCGCTCGTCTCGTTGCTGCGCGCGCCCAGGCTGGCGTCGTACATGCCGAGGATCTGCTTGATGTCGTCGCTGGCGCTCAGCGCCTCTTGGATCGCGCCCGCAGGCGGGCCCGCGAACGGCTGGCGCTCTGGCCGCTCTTGTCCGTCATATTCGATGTACGCGTGGTTTGTGATGTTCGCTGTCGCCCACTTCTCGGCGTCGGTCTCAAATGCGCCCTTGCGCCCGATGTACGGCGTCTTCGGCGCCAACGCGATCATCTCAGTCGTGGTCGTGCGCCAATAGTTGAACATCCGCTGCGCGTCCTTCGCGTCACGGATGAGCGACTTGAGATAACGCCGCCCCTCAACATGCACTTCTTCGCCGTAAACCGGCACAATCGGGATATAGCGGCCGAGCCACTTGCGCTCTTCCAGCACTTCCACGCCCGTCATCACGCGGTGCGTGACCTCGTACCCCTTCGTCATGCGCTCTGCGATCACGGGGACCATCAGGTAGCGCATCGGGTTGGCGAGATAGTCCTCCTCGCTGACCACTTGGCCGTCTGCGAGGCGCAGAATTTTCTTCTCCACCTCCTCGCGGCGCCAGTATTCCGCGACCATCACCTGTTCGTCTTGCAGCCACGGGTTCTCAATGTTCCCGTAGCCCTCGCCGTCCCAGTCGACGTCCTTTGCGCCCTTGTACTTGCGCTTGAACTCGTCGCGCGGGATCAGCTCGGTGACGAACGCGTGGTTCCAGTCGCAGCTATCGGCCGCTGACGAGTACGGATCGCCGTACACGCTGAAAGGGTTCGTGACGGGCTTGATCCAGATATCGAGGTCAAACACGTCGTCGTAGGCGTAATCGACGTCAATGCGCCAATAGCCGAACCCGCACGAGACGGCGAAGTCCACGGCCGTATCGTACGCAATGTCAGCGCTCGACCGCGCCTCAATCGAGCGCATCAGGCCGCCGATCACCTTGGCCGTCTCGGGATCGCCCGCGCTGTCGACCGGATGCACCGTCGGCGAAGGCCGGTTCTGGCGCGCGTCGTTCACGACCTGACGGATGAACGCCGTCATCTTGTTAATGGTCAGGCACGGCCGGCCGTCTTTCTCGCGGTCTTGGCGCACCTTGTCCGGCCACTGGTCCGAAAGCCGCGCAAATCGCAGGTCGTCGATTGCGTCTTGGCGGTTCTCGGCCTCGCGCTCAACGGCGAGGTCAAAAACCTCCTTGGCTTCCTCGATCAGCTTATCCACGTCACCCCATCCAACCGCCGGCGCCCACGGGCTGTCTCGGCTTCGCCTTCTTCGTTATCGGTTCTTCGTACGCCACGCACATCAGGCCAAAACTGTCGGCCGCATGGCTCGACCAGTCGTGGTCTGGCCCAAGGTCAATGCCGCGCTCTTCGTCGATTTTTGCGTGATACCAGCCCAGCGCATTGCGCCCGGCCTCGGTCGTCGCCTCATTGAAGCGCATACGCGGGAACAGCCTGCGAGCCGCCTCCACGCGCATCATCGCCGCGCCCTTGCCTTGGTTCGGCACCACGTCGACCGTGAACCCAGCATCGCGCCAATGGTCCTCATAGCGCTTGCCGGTCACGTTGTTCTCGTTGACGCCATCGTGCGGCAGGATCACCCGCGCGCCCTCATAGCCGCGCTGACGCATCCACTGGACGTGATGCGCGAGCGGCTGGCCTTGCGCCTCGTAGAAGTCGAGGACGTAGATGGCCGAGCCGACGAACTGCGCCACCCAGATCGTGTACGCATCCGCCTTGGCGCCGCTGCCGCCGATGTCGTGGAAGGTCTGCAAGGTCAGAAGCGGATCTTTGGCGACGAGCCCGATCCGGTTCTCCTTGCGCGCTTCCGTCAGATAGCGAGCGAAGTACGCCCCGCGCGTAACGCTCGCATATTCCCCTTCCCAGGTGTGCCCGTAGCCTTCCGGGTCGTTCTCAAGATCGCGCTTGCGCTCGGCCTCAAGGACGTCAGGAAACCACGGATTGTCGTTCCAGTTCGCACGCACCACGATCGCGTCGGCGTGCGTGTGCGCCCGGAAGAACTCGTCAACCGGATCGACCTTGCGGCGCGGGTTCCAGCTCGCCCAAATCTCCGAGTTGGGACGCCGGATCGTCGGTCGCAGCATCGACCACGAGCGCGCCGAAAGCGTCTGCGCCTCTTCGACCCACGCTATGTCCATGCCTTCGAGCGACTTGATGCTTTCGGCCGTGTGGTCCTGCATGCCTTGAAACAGGATCGACCCGCCGCCCGGCGTTTTGATCTCCGTTTGCAGCACGTCAAACATGCCGCCGAGGCCGTATTCTTGAATCTTGTCCTCGATCAGCTTCTTCGCGGACTCTTTCAGGCTCTTCTGGATTTCGCGGACGCACACGGCGCGAAGGCCGGGCGTTGCAACAGCCCGCACGACCAAGTTGCTGGCGAAGAAATGGCTCTTGCCGCTCCCCCGCCCTCCGTACACGGCTTTGTAGCGAGACGGCTGCAACAGAGGCGCGAACGCCCTTGCCGCCTTCAGTCTCAGCTCAGACAAGCTCGATCTTCACCACGCGCAAAGGCGGGGCCTCTTCGTCGCCGCTAATCGGTTGCGTCGCCTTGCCATATCCACGGTCAAGAAGCTCTTTGATCGCGGCAATCTGCGCGGCGTCAGTATCGGCAGGCATTTTGCCAAGGTGCTCAAGTAGTCCCGCCTTTTCGGCAAGACGTTCGATGGCCGCGGGGCCATATTCTCGCGCCAACTCTTTGATTTGCGCGGTAGATTTGTTCGGCGTCCCCTTCTGGCGCCCGCCAGTCTTGGGAATGCCTTTAGGCCGACCGACCATTTCTAGGAAATTCCAGTTTAGATTTCAGTGTTCGTCGCCAACCCAGCCGCCAACAGCGCTTGCAGCGCGCTCGCTTCGTCGGGAAACACCAAGAACGCCGTATCCCGCCATGCGCTGCCGTGGTACTCGTCGCCGGCCCACACGACCTGCGGCGTTGCCGGCATGACCTCGTGCGCCTCGAGCGCGGGCGTCATGCTCGAGCGCGCGACGTTCCAGTGTGAGCCGGCCACGCCGTCGATTGCGATCGGGCCAAGCACGAGGGACGCGTTCGGCAGGATCATTTCCGCTCATGCTCCCGCGTCCACCCATTCGCATGGGCGAGTTCATGGCAGACAAGCCGCGCGTAGGTCTCGCTGTAGGTGCAAGGGTCGGGCGTGACGATGCGCCAGTCAGGCCCGGCCACGCCTTCGGGCATTGGCACGGCGCACGACACGTACAGCGGATTGCCGCACTCCTGAGCGACCGCGCCTGCGTGCAGATAGACGACCGGCGCGGGGCCTTTGAAGCGCTCGGGCGGCGCTTGCACGGCCTGCGTGACCGCGCGTACGGACGTGCAGCCGGACAAGACAAACGCGATGCCGAGCGCAACGAGGATCACCGCGACGAGCAGGAGCGTGTCGGTCAAAGGGCGGCGCATCAGGCAGTCGCCCCGGTCAATTCTCCGTCGCTCAGGGCGCGCGGGAGGATGGCGAGGAGTTGGATGAGGCCGTTGATGAATTGCCCGCCGCCGCCTTGCCCGCCAATTGTCAAACGGGACAGCGTGCCGACCGGGAGCGTGGCTACAGTGTCCGCCGTACCAAGCGCTCCGTTGCCAGCGCCGCGCACATCGTTCGTGTTGAAGCGCGCTGCCACCCGAAAGCCGGTTGAAGCCCATGTTCCGACCGCGTTTCCGTTGGTCTGGTTGACGCCGCCCGAATCCATCAGCAACGAAATGCTGCCGCCGTTGTACATCAAAGTGCGATTAGCCGCTGACGTGTCGTCTAGATTGTAGACATGCTGGCTGCCGGCCGTTGAGACTTGCCCCGTCAGCGCGATCACCGAATGCGCCCCGCTAAACGTGAGCCCCGTGATGCTCGCCGCATCCGCCCCGCGCGATGCGCTGGCGGTGGTGGTGGGGATGTAGCTGGACGCGGCGGAGCCGGTTTCGAGTTGCGCGCCCCAGAGGAAGACTCCGCTTCCAGCCGTGCCCGTGAAGCTGTCGGCGGCCGTGCCGTTTGACGTGAGAAAACCAATGGTGGACGAGCCGCCTGTTGCGTTCGTCGTGAACGTGCAAGCCACGCGAACGTATCCACCGGCAAGCAGTGTGACCGTCGTCGTCGTGAATGCGACATAGCCGCCAAGCGTCGTGACCGCGCCGGTCGTCAGGTTAATCTGAACGCCAGTTGATGCCGCGAACGCACCGCCAAAGGCGATGATCGAAGCAAACGTCCGCTCAGCCGGCGCAAAAAAGATTGACAGCGTGTAAGTCGTGGACGCCGCAAACGTGAACGTTTGCCTTACGTCATGCGTGCCCGTCGTGGCGGTCTCGACCAGCTTGTCTGCCGTCAGCGTTCCGTCCGGCGCTGTGCCAGCATCCGCCGTAACGGTCGCGCCGTTCTTGCTCCACGACGCATTGTCAAACGTCTGGCTTTGCAACAGCAGGTTCGTGGCAGCCGCCTCCACCAGCAGCCCCGCAGAGGTCCGCCGCGGGACGTTTGGGCCGAATGAGGTCGTGCCGGCGAGGTCGTAGGCCGTGCCGGTGCGGGTGTAGGTGAAGCCGGAGACGCCTGCGATAGTGGACTGCGTGCCGGCGCGGAATGCGATGTTCTGCGTAAAGTCGAGCACGAGGCCGCTGTTCTGCGCCTCGCTGAGCAGTGTCGCGAGCGCGGCCGAATAGCCTGCCCACGGGCTAATTCGCCGGATCGCGCGTCGGCCGAATACGCCGACAGGGACGAGTGGCACGCTAAGTGCTCAGCAGCCCTTCTTGCCCATCTTCTTGGAGCCGGTCATCGGCTTGGCGGGCGCAGGGGCGGCCTTAGCGGCCGGTTTGGAGGCGGGTTTCTTAGCCATGATACGCAGCTCCGTTGGCTTGGGGTTCTTGGAACACGACTTCGTTCAGCGTCGGCTCATCATCCGGGTGGACGAACGGCACGACGCGCTCGGCGGCGGGCGGAACCGGATCCGGCTCAGGCGTCACGGGACGCTGCGCGCGGGACTTCTGCGTCTGCGCCCAGAGGGCCAGCGCCATCTCGTCTTCGCTGATCTCGTCTTCGAGGGTGCGCATTTCGAGCGCTTTCGCCGGGAGGCGTTCGAGGTTTTCGCGCAGGCGTTGCTGCCGCGCGGCGATTGTCATGCTCATCGTGCCAGCTCCTCACGAATTTCAGCGTTGCTGCTTTCAGCCTTGGCGATGGCCGCGCCTTGAGTGGCGGCAACGCCGTACATGGCCGCGCAGGCCAGGAAGCCGCCGACTGCGCCGAGCACCAAGAAACGCCACAGCTTCGACATGCCGACCGAATGGCCGTGGTCGAACGCGATGCGGCGGGTTTCCTCGATCGTGCCTTTCAGCTCGCCGAGGATTTCGGCGCGCAGCGCGGGCGCGATCTCGTCGGCTAGCTTGGCGTTGATGTGCTCGATGGCCTCGCGCTTCACGCGGTCGAGGCGTTCGGCCTCGCTTGGCGCGGGTGCGACGCGCAGGGTGTTCGCCATGGTTCCAGCCTCCAATGGCGGGTTGAATGGTTTCCGCTGGCGTGGGTCGACTTACGCTCGCTTCGGGTGGGGGACGCTCGGAGGCCGGTTATCCCGCCAGCGGAATGCAAAAGCCCGGCGCGGAACGGGTCCGGCCGGGCGAAGCAATGCGAATCTAGGCAAATCATGGCCGAAACTGATCCCGCCTGTCAACGGGTAGTTATCCCGCCCTTCTCGACCCACAACGCGCGCTCCTTCTGCGTACGCTCGCGATACTCTGCGAGGCCTTCCAGGGCGACCAGGGCCATCGCCTTGATGGCGGCTTTGCGTTTGCCAAAGCGATAGCCGAGCTGCACGAGAGTTGGCCGGCCCGGCGTGCCCTCGTTGCGCTCGAACAGCGCGTCGAAGATCTGCACGGTCTGCCGGCAGCCGTTGGACCACCGCCACACAGCCATGCGCGCGGACGCTTGCTCGTTGCCGGCATGGATGGCGTCCAGATATGCCCTTTCCTGCCCATTGCAGCCGCCCTGGACGCGCTCGGCGATGCCGCCGCTACCCCTACAGCCGGACGCGGCTTCAAGCCGTCCCTCGTACCACACAGCAGCTTCCCAGCACGCGGACGGAATGTCGCCGTCATTGACCCAGCGCCGGACGCACCAGCGGTCTTGTGGGGGCTTGCGTCCTTCCAGGCCGTACTCGGCGCGTTCGGCCCATTTCTCGGCGCGCCATTGGTCCCAGATGCGGCTCATCGCGCCCTCCCCTGCGTGTGGTTGATCGGCAGCGTCAGCTTGTCGAAGGCCTCGGCCGAGAGGCGATAGCCGACGCGGTTCTGTGCGGTGATGGCCCAACCGGCTTTGCGCAGGTCGTGAATGGCGATCCGCAAAACGTTGGTCGCGCTGTCGGGCTCGTCCCTGTCGTCCCAGAGCACGGCGATTAGGTCGCCCGTGGTCATGGGGCGGGGGTATGCCCATGCGAGGGCGCGCAGAATCTTGCGATGACGGAGCTCGACCTTGTGGCGGCCGCGGGAGAGCGAGAGGGCTTGAGGGCGGGTCATACGCCCCTCCACGAAATGTGCTGAAGGGCGATCGGCCCCGGCTGCTTGTCACGGCTGAAGGCGAACCACGCGAAGGGCGCACCGCTGTTAGAGTGCTTGGGGCCTTCGTAGCCCTCGCGGTGCATAAACGGCAGGCGCTCACGGCCAACCCACACGCGGCTGATCTTGGCGTGAATGTCCGCCCGGCCCGCGCCTTCAAGGTAGGCGAGCCGCAGAAGCATCACGACGCGCGGGACGAGCGTGAGGCCGTGCCTGACGAACTGGTCCGCCAGCTTGAAGGGCGGGTTCGTCACGATCGCTTGCACACCGCGGGGCGCGACCGTCTCCATGAGAAAGTCGATACCGGCCTGCCCATAGCCGCGGTCCACAAGGTCCGTGCTGGTCACGTCATGCCCGGCCTCGGCAAGAACCCGGCTGATCGCGCCCTTGCCACAGGCGGGCTCCCAGATGCGATCTGGGAGCGGTTCGTAACGCAACAGGGCGCGGGTCGCCTGTTCCGGAGTTTCGTAGAAGTCGTCTTTGCGCTCAGCGAGGGCGGCGCGACCCATTTGCAGGGCGAGGCTCATACGCCCCTCCCCTTGGCCTTTGCCGCCGCCTTGCGTAGCGCGCGGGGCTTGCGGGCCGCCCGCGGCTTTGGCGCTCCCGGCCCCTCCAGGCGGATGATCCAGTCCGGGTGCATGGCTTGCAGCACGGAAAACTTGAACAGGCTTTCGCGGGTGATCGGCGCGCCCTTGTAGTCCGCGACGACGGTCTTGCCGTTCTCGACGAACATGGCGTCAGGCTTGACCGCAAGCACGCGACTGGAGCCGATCGACCGCAAAGGCTCATCGCCCACCCAGAGCGGGATCGTGACCTGGCGGCGCAGCGCCGAGATCTTTCCAGACCGCTCCAGCCACTCGAGGCCGGCGTACCAGCGCGACTCTCCCCGGCTGTCGAACTTCTCCCCGCTCGAGCGCGTCACGCGCTTCGATCCGTACTTTGACCGTCGCGTCCCGAACTGTCGTTTCGTCGTAGCGTCGTTCCCCCTACGGGGGGAAACGACAGCTAACGACAGTTCGGAAACCAGCGGCGTCAATAAGCTGTCGTTAGCTGTCGTTTTGTTTTTCCGGCCCATTGTTTTTCCTCGCTTTCCTAAACGACAGTACTGTCGTTTCACTCTTCCGAAGGCTGATTTTGCGAAACGACAGTCTCCACGTAGTGGCCGTCGCGTTTTTCGATCAGATTTTTGCCCTCGAGGCTGTTCAAAGCGCGTCCGAAGTTCCGCTCGTCGGTCGCTCCGAGGCGCTTCATGAGGGTCGCAAACGTCTGCGGCCCGTCGCGCAGAGCCTCGAGAATTTGCCGCTCGTTCTTGCCCAGGCGGGTCGGCTTGCGGGCCTCTTGAGCGGCCTGCTGCACGTCCGAAAGCGTCGGGATGCGCGACGTGATGACCTCGCCGGTCTTCGGGTGAATGGCCTCGGCGATCGGTACGGTGAGCGTGAGGTCGGGCGCTTCGGGGCCGTCCTTTTGCTTCTTGACCTTGACGACGACGGTGTCGGTCAGGCCGTCGCGGCGGAGGCGTAGAGCGGCGTCGACAGCGGCGCGCAGGACGCTCGAGCCGCGCTCATCCTTCTCCTCGTCCTTGCCGCTATGGTGGACGAGCATGACGTGGGCTTGGAACTTGGCGCGGATCTTGTCGACGCCCGCTACAAAGGCGTTCATATCCTGCGTCTTGTTTTCGTCGCCCGGCCCGAAATTGCGGGCCACGGTGTCGATGACGATCATGCGGGCGCCGACGCCGAACTTCTCAATGGCGCCGATCAGCAGCTCGACCTTGGCCGGGTCCATGAAATTGACCGGGACCGGCAGCACCCAGAAGCCGGCGCAGGTCGCGCCTTGGGCGCGATGCTCGCGCCAAACGTGGCAGCGGGCGCCAAGGCCGTGCTGGCCTTCGGCGCAGATGTAGAGGACGGGGCGCGCTTCGCGCACCTTGAAGCCGCGCCAGTCGACGCCGTGGGCGATGCTGAGGGCGATATCGAGGGCGATGAAGGTCTTGAAGCTGGCGGGCGGGCCGAACAGGACCGATGTGCCGTTCTCGACGAGATAGCTTTCCACCAG